TCACCCTGCTCATACTGCTTCGGGTAAATCTCGCCTTCCGGCACGCCCCGGAACGCTTTAATCAGTTTCGCCATGTCCATCTCCAAAAAGAAGGGGCGCCCCGAAGGACGCCCCTCAACTCGCACCCACACCTACGGAGACTCTTCTACGTCACGCTTACGCGTTCGCCGCGACCTTCATCGCACGCATCGGCTCGGGGTTCAGCAGGCCGCCACCCACGCGCTTCGTCGTGTAAAACATCACATACGGCTTCGCCGTGTACGGGTCTCGCAGCACGCGCACGCCCATGCGATCGAGGATCAGGTACGTCTGCGCGAAGTCGCCGAACAGGATCGGCGTCGCGTTCGCAGCAACGTCCGGCATGTCCGGGATTTCCGTGAGCGGGTAGCCGGCAAGCGTGGACGGCTGGCCAGCTACGAACGACGGCTGCCACAGGTAATTGCCCATACCGTCTTTCAGCTTGCGCACCGAGCGTTGCGTGTTGCGGTTCATGATGAAGCGCGCGTTGCCCGTGAACGTGCTCGGCAGGTCGTAAATCAGATCGATGATGCCGTCCGACGTGATGTCCGCCGCTGCACCGCTGTTCACGACATCGATCGCGCCGAACGGATGCACGGCGGCATTGGCGCCGCCGGTGACATACGTCAGGATGCCGGTCGGCTTTTTCGTGCCGTCGCCCGATACGAACGCGAGACCTTCCTGCTTGGCGAACTCGGTTTGCACCTCGCCTGCCAGCCACGATTCGAGGTCGATCTCACTGTCGTCGAGAATGCCCTGCGTTGCGGCCGGGTTTGCGTAAATTTCACCTTGGCCGAACGCCAGCGAAGCGAACGAGGCCGTGTTCGTCTGAGGGCGATTGTCCGTTTCACCGACCCAGCCGCTCGAGGTGCCGCGCATGTTGAACAGCTTCGAGAAGCCAGCCTTCGAAACCGCCTGCACGCGGCAGATCTGGCGCATCGGCGACACGAGCACGAGTTTGTCCGTGATAGTGCGGTCCCATTCGATCGGCGTCAGATAGCCGCCCTCGTCGGCCGCGCCCTTGTTGAGCGACGCATTGATGTCGCCACGCTTCACGTGCGCCTTGAACGCGTCGGAATACTCGGCATCGCGCAGCTTGGCGCCCCCGCCGCCGCCCATTTCGAGGGCGGCCATCTTAACGCTGTGCTCGTCGAGCGCCTTCTGAAACGCGTCGAGATCCGCTCCGATCTTTTCGACTTTCGCGGTAATGTCGGACGCCGGCAGGCCTGCCTTCACGGCGTCGAGCTGCTTCGTGTGCTCGGCCTTGAACTGTTCGAACGCGCGATTGACGCCCTCGACGAGCGCTTTGACGTCGCCGGGGCCGCTATCTGCGCGCACCGATACGATGCCGCGAGGCACCGATGCGAAATTGCCAGCCAGCGCTGCGGTCAGCGCGGAGATCAGGAGTTTCTTGCTCATGGATTTATCCTTGAAGAGCGTTGATGAGGTTCTGCAGCGAAGCTGCAACGTCGTCGCCAGCGCCCGGCATGGCGTTTTCAACGGCAGCGCCCGGCGTGCCATCGAATAGGGCTTTGAGAGCGTCGCGACGTGCGCCGCGCGAGTAACCCGCGCGCGCCATCGACGCCTCAATGAGTGCGAGCGCCTTACGGCCGCCGCTCGCGTTCGTGTCTTTCGCGACCTGCGCGCTATCAAGCAGCCCGGTCGCAAATCCGTCAGCCACAGCTTGCTCGGCGCCGATCCACGTTTCCTTGTCCATCAGCGCTGCGGCTTCGGCCTCGCTAATACCAGCGCGTTGCGAATAGACCTTAGCCATGGCCGCGTCAAACGGTGCGAGCACCTCTGCTGCCTGGGCAATGTCGTGCCGGTTGCCGATCGCTACCGTCCAGGCGTTATGAATCATCAGGAATGCGCCATCGCCCATCAGTATCTCGTCGCCCGCCATCGCGATCACCGATGCCGCCGACGCGGCCAGGCCCATCACATTCACTGTGACCTTGGCCTTGTGCTCGCGCAGCAGGTTGTAGATCGCGACGCCCTCGAAGAAATCGCCGCCCGGCGAATTCACGTTGACCGTGAGGTTGCGTGCGCCGATGTTGCGCAGCGCCGCGCTGATCCGCTTCGCCGTTATGCCAGTGCCTTCCCAGTTATCGCCGATCTGGTCGTAAATTGAGATCGACGCCGAGTCGTCACCAGCCGCAGCGCGCACGCCCGGCTCCCACTTCTCCAGCGCGTCAGGGCGCACATCGTATTGCGCGCTGTTGAGCCGATGGTCGGCCCGGATTTCAGGCAGGCTGAGCAGGCTCATCGCCGGTCCCCTTCGGTTTCTGTGTCATTGGATTGCGCAGCGCGTCAGTCTGCGGATCGTCGGATTTCGGCAGGTCGGACAGTTCACGAACTTCGTTTTGCGACATCCACGGTGCCTGTCCGCCGGCGCCAAGTGCTTTCGAGAAGAACGACGCCTGGTCGTTGAGCGTGCCCCGCAGCAGCGCGCCCTCGTTGAACTTGTATTGCAGTAGGCCTAGCTGGTTGTCGGGAATGAAGCTGCGTGCGGCCGCCTGCTCCCACGACACAAACCAGTGCGCCAGGCCGTATTGAATGAAGAAGATTGCGAGCTGCTCGATGCCGCTGCCCCAGCTCGTGTCGTCCATCATCAGCAGCGGGCGCGGCACACCGTACATGCGTGCGACCTCTTCGATTTGATGGTTTCGGGTCTCGATCTGCTGCGCGGACACAGCCGTAGCCGAGAACTGCTTCGCCGTGCCGCCCTCTTCGATCAGCATCCAACTACCCGCGTTTTCCGCACCGGAGTAGTTGTCGGCGATTGAATCTTTCATACGCTTGTAGGCGTTATCTGAAAGCTCCTTCGGAACTTCAATCGCACCGCCCGCCATCACGCCAGTGCGGAACGTGCGCGACGCCGCACGCTCTGCATGCTCCGCAAGCTCCAAGGCTTCGCGAGACAGCTTCACGCGCGAAATGCCTCGCACCCCATCGAGCGAGAGATCGCGCAGGTGGAACACATCCCTCGCCTTCAAAGTGATTTGCTCGCCGGTCGGCGTCGTATAGTCGTATTCCATCTGCCACGTGGCCGTAAGACGTGGCTTTGTCGAACCTCGATCCATCGGAATCATGCGGATGGGCCGATTACCTGACCAAACGATGCGAGCGAACGACTCGCCGTCGAGACACGCCCGCAGTTGCATAAGGCTCTTGAACTCTACTGGCGTCTGCCAATCGTTCGGTTTGTACTTAAACAAGCGGTGAGCAGGGTTGTCCGTCTGGATCTGCTTCTTGTCGTCGCTGCTGATCAGATTTAGCGGCAACATGCCGACAGACTCTGAAATGAGCGTCACGCAACGTAGAACGGCCATGTTCCTCAGTGCGCGCCAGCCGCGACGATCGTAGTAGCCACCGTCCCGCTCGCCTCGACGGATGTATTCGAGAAGACGCGGGTCGTCCATCCCCGTGAACGTCTCCCCGCCAACCGTCACTTCTGCGCGCGGTGACGATTCCTGAGGACGAGCTTGTGCCTCCGACTGGCTGCCCCGCCGGAAGAAATCGAACAAACTCATTCACACCTCAAAGGAATCGTATGCCGCGCGACTCGTACACCGACGGCCCCTGAGCCGGCGGATTGAGCGCCATCAGCGAAACCGCGTCGAAGATTGCCATCAGCGGGTCGATTTTCCCCGTCCCGCTGGCCTGTTTTGTGATGTTCACAGCGTTGCCGACCGGCACAACGCGCGCATTGCCGACGCACCACGCCATCATGCGTTGACCACCGTGAACCAGCACGCCGCCGTCCCCGATTGCCTCGTCGAGACCGCGGCCACTCGCGGCGGCGACGCGCCGCTCTGTAGTCTTGATGGCGCCAGACAGTTTCCAGCCTTGCGAGATACCGATCACCTTGTCTTCGGGTACGCCGGCCGCGCTAAGCGCGTCGAGCACGCCACCTATGCCAGCAGGATCGGCTCCCACCTTGTCCAGCAGACCGGCCCGGTGAATCGTTGCGACGATCTGGGCGACGTCCTCAACGTCGTCGCCGATCTGCTCGACAACCGTTAAATCGCCCTCCTGCTCGAAATCGCGCAGCGTGTCTGCGATCTCCTTGCGGCGTTCGAACACGGATGGATGCGCCCATGCGTGCGTCCATGCAAGCCAGTTGCGCGTGCCGCGATCCCGCCCAACAACGGCGAGCCCGAGCAGGTCATCCAATCCGCCGCCGTCGATGCCGACGTCGATTACCTCGCAGCGCTCAATCAGATCTTCGAGCGTCAAGCCCGGCACAAGCGCAGCATCTTCCCAAAACTCCGCTGCCGCCCAACGATCACTGCGCAGCGCAAGCCCTATTTCGACGTTGGCGTGCTTGGCGAGGAAACCGCGAAATGACTCCTGGCCGCCCTCTTGTGCCTTGCGGAACTCGCGCTCCAGATACGCCTGATCAACCGAATAGCCAAAATTCGGATTAACCATCGCGAGGTTCTCGACGCGTAGGTGCTCTTTGCGCTTCACCATCTCTGGCGGGTGCTCAAAGATCACTGGCACGAAGCACGGATCGTGGATCTTCCCATCGCGTACTTCGCGCGCATAACGCAGCTTCTGCAAAAACACACCTGCAGGCGGGTCATTCGACTGCGTGGTGAGGTAAATCACAAAGCCTTCGGGCCGCGACGCGAGACCGCCCGTCGCTTCGCGCAACATATCCTCAGCGTTCGGCTGCTTCCCGAACAGCCAAAGCTCGTCGATCAACGTCCCGACGCTTTTCTTGCCGCTGACCGTGTTTGCGTCTGCGGCGACGACCTTAAGCGCCGCGCCGCTGACGCGGTGCGTGATCGTCTTGATGTGCGTTTGTACCTGGAACAGTTCGTCGAGGTCTTCCTCGTGCTTCACCATGTCCCGGCTAGGCGCAAAGCTGTTGTTCGCGACCTCGATCGTCGGCGCCAAGATCGCGTATTCGGCGGACTGCCGCCAATTGAGGATCATCGCAGTCATCATGATCCCGGCAGCCAGCGTCGATTTGCTGTTCTTCTTCGGAATACACACGAACCACTCGGTAATCAGGCGCCGCCCGCTGTCCGGATCGTATGCGCCGAAGATGGAGGCCACGAGATCGAACACCCACTGCGCGCACGACTCGCCAAACGTCGGGCTGCCAGGTGCGTCAACGATCTTTAGCTGCTTGAACACGTTCAGCGCTATTTCAGCCTGCTCCGGAAAAATCGGCGGCGGAATGATCGAGCGCCCA